CAAAGTTCTTCTAGAATATTTTGATTATATATATTCTAGATTGAGCTTTGCGATTTCCGGCCTTCTCTTGGGCTACCACTTTAACTGTGGTTTACAAGAAATAATGGCTGCATGGTCTTTTGACTTGCCATGCGGGGTTTACTACCTTATAGTAACGTAGCTTCCGGCGTTCTCGGAGATATATCGCTTATATGTAAGCGTAAAACTTTTGGTGAGCTGTTTTAAAGTTTTTGGCTCTCCATTCTTATTCCCTTTAGAGGTAAAACTCGAGTTTATTTGTCTGGTTCATCCTTTCCAAGTATTGTGCTTAGCCGTTGGTTCCCAGCCAGCACCCTACACCGCGAATGAATGCATAGTAGGTTACTTGGAATGCGTTAGCTTTGGCAATTTTGACTCCTCTTTGTGATTGGTGACGTATCCTTATGTCATGGTCATGCTCCAACCGATGGAGTGATCTTTAGCTATTGGTATCAGTTAAAGAACACAAATACATGAATAGTGCCGGCGTAAAGCGCTGGGCCTGTGTGTTAGTAGTGTTGATGGTTTATGCCGCTAGTTCGGTCTCTGCAACCAACAATGCGACTAGGTTTGTTGCACACTCACCTATTAGCAATGTTTCCGGGAGGTTCATTGCTACTAGTGCTCGCGACGCTATTGAGGGCGTGCGCGTCATTGCAAATTCATCGGCTTGGCAAGCCGGCGGCTGTGATCTGCAGAGTGAATTTGTTTTTGGTGCTTGTCGTTTGTGTTTTGTCGATGGTGGTAGGTTGAGTTGTATACGACGCAATTCTTGTGTCGTTGATGATGTTGTTGTTTTTGGGCCTTTATATTGTACAGCTTTGCTTAATCCTCCTTTGACGTTTTATCCTAAGCAACGTAAACTTGTCGTTTGGTGGCGCAAATTACACTTGTGCCGTGCAAGTAGTAATTGTATGCGTTGTCAACGTGTTAGGAAGCCTGCGGCTTGTTTTGTTGAGCAAAGCATGGTTGGTTTACTGACCGGTTCATCTGTTACAAAAGAAGCTAGGCTTATTGAGGCTGTTATGATTTTTGTTCACACTTTTGTGGGTATGCCTCAAATGATCATTACGCAAGATCCTGCTTTTAATAAGCAGCAATACGAGAAGCATTTTCGAGTAAGATATAATTGTTTTTTGACTTTGTTATCGGTCATTAATGATTTGTACCCGGAGTTTAACTGTCCTAATGCATTTAATGTTATGCGTAATAAGTTTGCTCAAGCCGTGGCAAGTGGATCCACTTTTTCAGCTAGCTTTTTGAATGCGGCTTCTGCGCCGTTTGTTTCTCAAGCTGATCCCATTGCTTTTGCGCGTACTTTATGTAGTTCTAACACATTGCAATCCGCGTTGAAACTTGCCACTTTGGCTTATCTATTAGTTACTGTAAAGCAGTTTGATCTTGCGGATTTTGAGCATGTTTTTACGGCAGTGTCTGAGTCTTCGTCTGCTAATAAAGCTTTGGATGCGTTTGCACAAGTGACTGAGCATATTAGTGTTTTATCACGCGCTTGTAAGTCATATTATGAGACTGGTTCTTTTACAGATTTTCTGCGCGTGTCTGGTGACCATTTACTTTTTGTAGACGAAGTGAATGCGTTATTGTTGCGCTCTAATATGGTTAATTTGGAGCTGGCCCCATTACATAATGTGTCGGCTTTGCAACAACAAGCGTGTGTGTTACAACAGAAAGGGCAGTCATTACTCAAAGTGGTTAGTGCCCGGCACCAGTTTGCGGTTAAGAGCGCTTTATCCCGCTTAGAGGTGTGTATTGTTGAGTTGAAGTTGAAGTCGCAATCCGTTTCATTTCGATCAGCTCCATTTTCTTTGTTGTTGTACGGTGATTCAGGGGTGGGTAAGTCGACTTTATATCGCATCATACTTGATATGTTTAGTCAAAGGAATATGCATATGCCTGATCCTAATGATGCGCCGTTGGACCATTCTCGTGTTTATATTCGAGATTCGACAGAAGCTTATCATACACGGTATCAAAATTCATCTTGGGCTTATGTTATGGACGATTTGGCTAGTAAGAAACCCAATTCTTCCCCAGATTGGGTTACTAGCTTGCAAGATGTTATTTGTGTGAGTAATAATGTGCCATTCTTTCCGCCTATGGCTTCTTTGACAGATAAGGGGAATGTGTGTGTCGCTCCGTATATTTTTATTGCTACGACTAATGTGAAGAATTTACATGCCCACGCTTTTGCTTCATCTACTCCAGCAATATTGAGACGGTTCCCATATGTTTTGACGCCCGTTGTAAAATCACAATATGCGGAAGGCACTCGCTTAAACCCGGCTGCCATTGGTAGTGCACGTGATTTGTGGGATATTTGTATAGAGCGCGTTGTGCCAACTAATGCTGGTGAAGTTCGTTATGAGTGTATTGCCAATATATGTACATTGGCTGAATTGGAGGATTGGTTGTTGCAGGCGACCCAAGACCATTTCATTAGTCAGAAAGCCCTTTTACGTAGTATAAAACAATCTGAGCGCAGCGTGTGTTGTACCGTTTGTGGTCGATCATCGCATACGTGTACATGCGATATGGAAATGCAAAGTAATGATGCCTTTATGGTACGCACTGTGTTTTCGTCTTTGATGAGTTGTTTTCAATTCGTGTTTTTCGTATTATCTGTTGCATGTTCAATTGTTTGTTGTTTAGCTATGTTGCCAGCCAGGCGTATTGCTGAGCATTATCATGTTGGCTATTTGTTTGAGTTAGCCTACCAATTGCGTGTTTGTCATCATTGGGCTTATATGTTTAACCTATTTGTTCGACGCTGGTATTTGAGTTGGTTGGATTTTGCCGTTTCTATTCTAATGTCGTTTAGACGGACTTATTTATGGTTTGCCAATCGGCGTTATCGTTTAGTGATAGCCGTTTTGGGGTTGGTGGCCACGGTTGCGGTAGCAGCTGTTTTATTTAGCCATGTGCGCACTATGTATTCGCAAGCTATTGAGGATGATGGTGAAATTGAGGCGCCAGTTGTGCCTAATGTGTGGCAGCGGTCTACGCGTGATGCAACTGACTGTGTCACTGATCCTATGCGTTCCATACGTCCTGATGATTTTAGGGCTAGAGTTTGCGGTAACTTGGCACGTTTGCGCTATTTTGATGCTAGTAATACCATTCCCACTCAAGTTGGGGTTAACGCTTTATTCGTGCGTGGTACTTATGCCCTAGTGCCTAAGCATTGGTTGCGCCAGGTTGCAGGTACGCGGCGTGTTTTTACAGTTGAGATTCGTTATTCTCGCAATTTGCGACATGCTGCTGATGTTAACGTTGTACGGAGCGTTGTGTGCATGGATTCAGTTTATTTCCACGAGAGTGGAGACCATGCGTTGGTTAAGTTTGAAAATGTGAATAAATTTGCAGACATTACTAAATATTTTGTTGACTCAACTGGCGTTAGTTCCAAGTTTCGTGATGAGGTTCATTTATTCGGTTTTACGGGTAGTGAATTTACTGACCAAACGGGTTCTGCACACTACTATGTTTTACCAGCTATTTCAGGTAAGAACGGGATGCGGAGGAATGTACCGGGCATATTGGGCACTTTTGCTAAACCAACAGTTCAAGGTGACTGTGGTAGTGTTTATTGTGTGTCTAGTGCTAAGCGTAATTTTATCGTTGCTACGCATACTGCTGGTAACGATGCGCAATGTTTCGGTGAAGTGGTTGACACTGAGTGGTTGCTTAGCATGTTAGATGGGTTGCCTGTTGTTGATTTAGTTAGCTCCGTGTCAGCTATGCATGAGCAATCGACTAGCGTAGTGGAGCTGCATAAGAAGTCACCTTATCGTTGGCTCGTAGTGGGAGGTCCTGGTGTAGAACCAGTAGTCCATTGTTCTGATGCGCACACGTTGCAAGGTGGTGTTAATTTCCGACGTGTTTTTAAGTCCCAGCTACGTAAGAATTGTTTTGCGCTGTTTTGGGAGCAGCATGGGCTGGGTAGTAAGAAAGTTGTGCCTTACTTTAACGCCGAAGTGCCTAGTTGGCAACCTATTCGTGCTTATTTTAAGAACGTTATTTGTGACCACATGCCTATTGATCCGGGGGCGTTGCGTGATTGTGTCATGCATTATTTCACCCGCTTTCAAAGTGTTGATTTAAGTTACGTTCGTGTTTTGTCGGAATTTGAGGCTCTTAATGGTGTCGTAGGTGACCCGATGATTAATGCCATGGATTGGTCAACTAGTATGGGCCCACCTCGTAATGGCAGTAAATATAATCATTTACCGCACATAGAGTATGATGGCCAGCCAGCGAAGATATTAACTTCTACTTTGAAAGATTCGGTGAGCGATATGCGTAGTGATTGCATTAACGGTATCTTGCCTGGTTTTTGGTTTACTAGTAATTTTAAGGACGAGCCTATATCGGTGGAGAAAGCTGCCATAGGGAAAGTGCGCATTTTTCAATGTATGAATTTTGAAGGTTTGTTTTTAGTGCGACAGTATTGTTTGTCATTATTTGCTTTATTTCAGACTTACAATTTTACTTCAGAAATGGCAGTCGGGATGGATCCGCATTGTGATGACTGGAATGATATACGCGCATATCTTGAGTTTGGGAGACCATTTGCGGGTGATTATTCAAATTTTGATCAACATATGTCTTCGCAGATTATGGAAGCTGCAGGCCAGGTTATGTTGTTGTTGTGCCAAGCGGCAGGTTATAGTGATGGTGACTTGCGTATTGTGAGTTCGTTGTGTGCTGCGCTGGCACATCCCAAAGTGGATGTGTTTGGTGATTTGTATCGTTTTAATGGCTCTAATCCAAGTGGTAATCCTGGTACTGTTGTGTTCAACAGTATAGTAAATAGTTTGTATATGCGTTTAGCTTGGCACATGCAGCATGGCAATTTGGATGAATTTGATGCCAATGTCCGCCTTATTACATACGGAGACGATAACATCGTAAGTTCTAAGTGCCAGTCTTTCAATTTGATATCTGTATCTAATAGTTTGAAAGACATTGGAGTACTTTACACTGATGCTGCAAAAACGTCACAACTCGTTATGTTTCATGAGTGGCATGAAGTATCATTTTTGAAACGCACGTTCGTCGATTGTGATGGTGTTTGTTTATCGCCGTTGGCTTTAGAGTCCTTGACTAAGTCGCTCGTGTGGGGTCGAGACTCAAGTACAACATCTGAGGTCATTCGTTTGGCAAATGTCTTGGATTCGTTTATGTTGGAGTCATTTATGTTGGGGCATGAAACATATGAACGACATAAGTCTTTGGCACTTCAAGCTGCTGATAAATTTGGGCTAAATGCGTATTTGCGTGGTGGATGGGTTGGATGTGATTGGTTTGCGCTTCTTTTGGAGCGCAAATCTAAAGTGTCAAGGCGCTTCATGCGTGGCCGCAAGGTCGCGCATGACGTGTTTTGACACTCCCAGACACCATTATTAAATCTCCCGGGTTGTGGGAGTCAGGTTGGTAACCTTGGAACAGAAATACCAGTGTTTGGTTTATGCACTTATTATAAACCCCTATCCTTGGTTTGGAAATGAGGCGTGTGATTACGTCTTGAACCAAAAATCAGCCGCAACATAGTTACCAGTAGTACACATAAGTAATGAAGCCCTCAGGTGTACTGTGAGGGATGTTGTGGTGTGTTGGCAGCAGTCCTGCTTGTCCCTATTTAGGGAGGGAGTAACACACCCCGGGTTTTATTTGCGTGCGGATTAAGAGTGTATCCCGCATTAAGAACTCACTTGCTCAACTTTTAACACATGTAGAAATAGACCCTTCTGAGTCTATAAATTATGGGACTCACACAGACGATATAACACCTGTTAGTGTTGAGACCTCTTTGGAAAACTTTTTGTCACGAGAAGCCAAAATTCGCTCTATTGATATCAGTGAAGGCGATGAGACAGCAGCGATGCCGTTGGTCTTTCCTTATGCTGAATTGATGATACTTGAGCCATTTCGTGATAAGTTTAAGAACTTTGCACGATTTTCGTGCAAAGGCATTAAATTGCGCTTTGTGTTGCAAGGGTCGCCTTTCCGTTATGGGAAAATTTGGGTTTCGTTTAGGCCTTTGCATTCAGCGATAGGGTACGGTAAAATGATTTCAGCCACTGGTTCAACCATAGATCCTGGATATGTGCCTGCGGCCGCTTTTGCGGCTGGTGGCATGGAGGCATATGATGCCTCGTCGGCTAGTCGTGATATTGATGCATTCCCGTTTTTTGGTGGTGGGCACCATCCTAGTGACGTGTGTGATGGTTATTTCCGCACTTCGAACACGGGTAATGCATATTATCCTGGATTTTCAGCTAGGTGTTTTGGTGGTTCATTGATGCACAAATCTATTTTAATGAACCATTCAACTCGAATGGGAGTATGGCTTGATGTAGCTGATTCAACGTCTGCGGAATTGACCATTCCTTTCATTCATTATAAGGATTGTGTTGATATTGCTGGTCAAATTACTGCAAAGCCTACTATTGGCAAGCCCACGTCTTGTACGCAGTTTTCACAACCTATTGCTAATATGGTTAATATGGGCACTCTGTTCATGGATTTGCCTCATGCCATTAGGACGGCGACTACTGCTTCTGCTGAGAAGATGACTTTGAATATTTTCGCGCAGTTTATCGAACCTAAACTTTGGGCGGCTGATAATCCGTTTGTATTACAGGCAGAGGACGAGTTTGATGAGCAGACCACCGTTAAGCCATCAGCAGTTGCTTCTACCATTTCTGAAGCAGCTTCTTTGTTTGAGTGGATTCCTGTTATAGGACCCTATGCGAAAGCGACTAGTATGGCTGCATCTGCAGTATCTTGGTTCCTTAGTTTGTTTGGTTGGACTAATCCGCCAATTGTGACGCCTATACCATCGCGTATGTTGCACACTAGTTATATTAGTCCTAATCCAGACATTTCTACTCAAGAGGCCGTGCTTGCATTGGACGCTAAGAATGAAACTACTGTGGATCCACGAACAGTTGGGTGTAGTCCTTCTGATCCTTTAGCGATTGAAGAGTTTTGTGCACGCCCCGCTTATGTTGGTAGTTTGTATGTGGATGGTGCTACCGCGCCAGATACTACTATTGCCACGATACCGATCACATCATCCACTTTTGGATATCGTTCGGTTTCTGATCCTGGAGCTGATCCTCGATTTGGCACAGCACTTGGCACTGGAGCCTCGAAGAAGGTGATAGCTTATCAGACTATCCCGTTCACTTATGCTTCTGCTCTTTTTAAGTATTGGCGAGGCACTTGTGTTTTACGGTTTGTACCCATCGTTTCCAAGTTTCATCGTGGTGCGATTCGAATTTGGTATTCCCCGACTTTTCGAGGATCTGCAAATTGTTCGTTTACGGAGGGTACTCATGTTAATTATGTGCATCAACTTCAAGATGGGGAGTTTACTATACGTATTCCTTTTTCTACTTCCAATTCATTTTTGTTGGTTGATCATTCTCCCTTCACGTTTAATGATGATTCTTCCGGTGATAAATATACGAATCGTTGGTCATTAGGCGAAACGATCGATTATCCAGCAGATGCCGGTAAGAAATTGATGAACGGGGTCGTTGGTGTTCAAATGTTGAATTGGTTGCAATCACCAGTTGCTGCACCTGTTGATATCATGGTGTTTTGCCATTTTGAAGATGTGGAGTTTGCCTGCCCAATTTTGAATGCTATGTCAGATAAGGGCAAATCTCAGACCGGTACTGAGTTTGAAGCTGGCCTTGATAAAGTTGCAATGGCACCATTTTGTTCGCAAAGTAATGATGTTTGTGTGCCCACAGACAAGAAGCTAAAGAAAGCGCAAGCTAGAGCGTTATTATATCCTGGTGAGCAAGTGTTTTCTTTGCGTAAGCTATTGCATAGGTCTACCCCTTATCGTGTGTTTGTCAATTATCCTGACCCTGGTAGCACTTCCGGACGTTATGGGGGGTATACTCCGCACACGTTATATACATTGGATTGTTACT